TTCCTCACAACTCGAATGATTCACATCAAGAAGTTGGGCTACATCCAGCACATCAGCACGTCTGGTTCAAACACCCAGAGGGTCCGCAACAAAGAAATCCAAAGACTTGTCCGGTACTTCGCTTACAGATATGACAAAGAAATCCATGATCGTTTTGAGGAACTCGGAGTGGACGATTACATTTGGACCGTTGCGGGCAACGACTGGTCGTTAGAACCAAGCGACAATCACGAAGCAAACCTCACTTTTGGTGAGAACACAGAACAGGATTAACTCATGGATATTGAAATTCAGTCACAGGATCTCATTGATGCGATTTCGGAGCGGCTTGCCAAAACGGTCATTGAACTTGAAACCACCAAGCTCGCACTGCGTCAGACTCAAGAAATCGCCAACAGTGCAACTCGGGCGTTGAACGAAATTATGGTTGAACACCATAACCCTATTGAGTTGACCAATAAAGCAGTTCAGCTCCATGAAACCAAGGAACACCCGAGCGCCGAGTGATGAATGTCCTTGATGATTCAATCGTCTGGCATGACGATGGGCATGTGATTTGGCTGGAAATTAACAGGTCCGATCTAGCCGTACTTGGCGTGCAGTGTCCCAACAAAGATGACCCCGACTCTCCATGCAGATTGTCTCGGATTCAATGCTTGGTTGAATACTTCATCATGCGATTTGGGCTTGAGTGCAATGTTGGAGTCTGTGAACCAACTCCAGAATTACAGATTGCTTGGTCAGTCAATGGCGACCCGCACGACATTGATGCTTGCCAGTGCTGGGTCATTCCTATCACTGATGACGTATTCTCGTTATGGGCAAGAACCCAGCGAGGGGAAACTAATGAAATGGATGAAGATGATGCTGCGCTGTCCTGAATGTGAGTCGGTTATCTGTAGGTGCCGAGAAGACTGATGAACAATTACACGGAATTACGAAATGAAGTACTCCGCCAGATTCGCAATCGAGTCGCTGGGGATGAAGTTGGGGAACTTTTTATCCAACTCCTTTTTCTTATCCCAGAGGACGATGAGGTCAGCATCTTTCTTGAGCGACGCACTGCCGAAGAACTCAGGAAGTTCAAGGACTGCTACGCGCCTCTTTTGAAAGAGATTGCCGGCCTTTGCGATATTGCCCTCAGCGCCGATGACCTCTGAAAGAGAACTGGACATTGTTGAAGAACTACGGTTCTTTGCTGAAGCAGCCGAAACCAAAGGGGTCGTCTTGACCATGCTTTCCGGTGCCACCTTTACTGAGGCGGCAAACGAAATTGAGCAACTCCGAAGTGGCAAGAGTTATCGTGCCGATTTTCATGATTTGGCTCAAATTTCTGACGAAGATTACAAAAATCAGAACGATCTTGCCGATGGACTTGTTGACATGTTGCGGGATAGAGCCTGCCCAGCAGGACTTCCCCATACGGGAAACGATCCCAAAGAAGATCACGGACATACCGACTGCTGGCTTCACAACAAATCAGCCGATGAAATTGAACAACTGCGCTCTCTCATCAATGCATGGGTTGATGCAGATGATGACGATGAAGCACCTGACGGCGTGTATCACTCGGCATGGCTCGCACTCCGTAAGGCGGTCGGACGATGACCGATGATGAGGAACTTGAGCGACTCCGAGGTTTGCTTAGGCAGATGTTCGCTAAGCAAACCTCTGTTGTTGATGAAATATACGAAGAAATAGAAAGAACTCGGAGGATTGACGAGAACACTCCTTTGTATCTTGAATTCAAGTCAAACAAAGAAGTGATGCAGGGTATATATAAGGCTATTGAAAAGGTTGAAGACCAGATGAAGGCGGTCGGGCGATGAGCGAAACCTTTGAAGAAATCGGAATCAAGAAGGCAAAGGCTGAAGGTCTACTTGCTTTAGATATGGGTTCCGCTCATAACAAGCCTAATAGGTACCTCGGCGTTGATCAGTACGACGCACCAGGGGTTGACTTCGCCTGCGACGTTAGGTCAGGACTCCCCTTTGAAGACAACTCCGTAGGCATCATTCGGGCCGTTGATTTTATTGAGCATGTCAAAGACGGCGTAGCACTCTTCAATGAGTTCTACCGAGTTCTTGCTCATGGCGGATACTTGGTAACCCGAACCCCATCCACTGATGGCCGAGGGGCGTTTCAGGATCCGACTCATGTGGCCTTCTACAACGAGAACTCATTCTGGTATTACACGGAACCCTTCTACCGAAAGTTTGTTCCAGAAATTGCTTGTGATTTCACGGCAATCAACCTAGGGACTTACTTCCCATCCGAGTGGCACGAAACCCACAACATCCCCTATGTTGCTGCAGACCTAGTAGCGAATAAGGATACTCTTAGTGATTGATCGCAATGCAGATATTTTGGATCGCCTGCTTTACGCCAAAGACAAAATCCGTGGACCAGGCGCACCCTTAGTAAGGGACTCAATCGCGGAAATTGAAAAGCTCCGCACCGAGTGCCAGCGACTTGCCAAACTTCTTATGAGTGAATACGTATTTGTCCATGAGCGACTCATTGAAGAAGTGGACGAAACACTCAAGCCGTACTTGGGCAACTCAAATGGGTGATGGCAACCGGACGCTAACGGTAACCCTGACCGAAGCGCAGTACGACACCTTCGTTGCTGCGATGCATGAAGCGGATCAGATTTGGAAAGAGCTTGGCATTGCTCGATCCAGCAACAGGCAAACACTCCTTCGGGGAATGGGTCGGCTTAGCAAGGCTTGGCAATCAGCCAAGAAAGGCTGAATCTTCTCCGATAGCAGTGCTATCACTATCCTCGCTAGTGCTTGTTTGCGCTGTAGAAATGACCGCATCAAGCAGTGCCGATATATCTGGGTGCGATAACACCATTTCAAGGTCTATTTGGTACCTGTTTCTACTGCTTGAATCTGTCCTCTGTACCAAACCTGCACGCACAAGATTTGTCATCTGTTTAGAAACGTTGTTTTCAGTCGTTCCGAGGCGGATTGCTGCTTCTCGGATCGTTGTTTGAGGATTCTTCATCAAGTCGCTAAGAATGCGTCCGTTCGTGGTTAGAAGAGGAACGGCGTCACCGCGATAGTTGATTAGTCGATACTCCGACAAGCACTTCAGTACGGCATCAACGATTTCATCGGGATCGGTTTTCCCGGCTATTGCCGATTCAAGTGGGCGTCGCAACGGACTATTACTTCCTCCCACATACATTGCTAAACCCCTTGACTGATTTACTTATGAGCCGGTGCTACCGTATCACCTTATGAATGGAGACTCCACTGGCAACGCTATTGGACCCGATTTTGGGGCAGCACTGAAGTCGCTTAGTTCACTTCAAAAAGTTCCTCGGCTTTGTGCCTTCGGACGATTCATTGAGTCATCGCCACCAGAATTTCAACAAGCCCTTCAAACGGCGATGGACTCTGATGCTTCACATAGAAGTATTTACATTGAACTCACGAAGGCTGGAGTTCGTGTAGGCAGGGACACATTCACTCTTCATCGCGTAGGGCGATGCATCTGCACTGGAGAAACATCGTGAACTACGACGAACTCGCCGACAAGCTCATCAATCTTGAAACAGTTGACGAACCAACCAAAGAAAAACCCTCCTACCCTTCCGGCTGGGAACCAGGCGTTGTCTGGGATGGCAAAAAGGGAACCCTGACCACCTCCACGTTGACGGACATTCCAACCGACTGGTCCGAAATCCTTTATGAACGAGGACTTGATCCCGAGGCCTATGAGGTAGTCGGCGACACTATCCGCTGGACGAGTTACGACGGATGGAAGCGTGATGCTCCCGGCGACGAGGCGTATTCTGCCATCTGCTATTCCTACAAAGCAGAAATCCGCCTCAAGCGATCAAGCCTTGGATTTGACTGCGAAGATCTCTATAAAGAAATTCGCAAGGATAAGTCAACCTCAAAACCAAAGGGCAAGGTTGATCGCACTCTGTTTGTAAACCTTAGCGATTGGCAAATCGGCAACGGTGATGCAGGTGGCGTAAAGACTCAGATTCAAGCGCTTGCCAAACTTCCCGATCAGATTGTTGATCGAATCAAACGACTCAAGAAGTCGGATCGTCCGGTTCAGCGAGTGGTCATTGCTGGCCTTGGCGACTTGGTGGAAGGAACCTGTGGGTTCTATCCATCCCAACAGTTCCTTACGGAAATTGATCGCAGAGAACAAACCCGAGTCGTGCGGCGCGCGCTCGTTGAAATTGTTCGTGCGGTTGCAAAGACTGAACTTGAAGTAACCGTAACCGCCGTCGGTGGAAACCATGGAGAGAATCGACAGAACTCCAAGCGCATTACGGGATTCAATGACAACGATGATGTTTCAGTATTTGAGCAGGTTGCTGAAATTTTTGCAGAGTCTGAATACAAGAACGTTGGGTTCCGTCTTCCTGCTGATCGCATGGCAGTTGCAATTGAATGTCATGGTCAGATCATTTCATTCACGCATGGACATCTTCCCCGACCCAGTTCAAATGCAGCAGAAACCATGTGGGGCTGGTGGGCCAAACAAGCGATGGGTCGCTACTACCCAGCGGTCGCTGATGCGAACATCCTCGTCACTGGTCACTATCACCATTTGAATGTGAAACAGCAGGAGGGGCGCACCGTCTTTGTCTGCCCTTCATTGACCGCCGTTGGTGATTGGTTCTCAAACTCAAGTGGCGTTCAGACCGTCCCAGGAACATTGACATTCGTCGTTGACGCTTCAGGCTGGAACGACTTGGAGGTCATTTCCTGATGTGGACTGGAATCATCATTGGAGTAACCGCTGCAGTGATCATTCTTCTGCTTCTCTTTACGCTGATTGCAGCACTTGGTTCAGCGGTTATTGCTCGCCAAGCTCAAGAGCAAGTTAACGAAATACGTCATCACTTAATGGATCGCGATCTGCTTGATTTGCTTGGAGAAGAAGAACTGTGAAGATTGGACGCATTGGGCGGGCTTCCTACAAAAAGCCCGCAACGAAGAGTCGCGCTACCACGCCAAAGATTCCAACTACCTCAAAACCGAAGACTGAGGCAAAGCCACCACCGGCTAGAGAGAACATGAAGCGGGAAAATGTTTCTCAAGTGACTCGAACGCTCACTCCCGAGGAAGTCCTCCGAAGCAGGCCGGATGGAACTGAGCGGGTTCAGGTCGTGGAAATTGAATGGTACGACGCTGTCAGCGTTGGCGGCCTTGACTGGGTATGCGAAGACGACATTGAAACCGATGCCTCTTTGAGCTTTGCTATCGGTTATCTCGTAAATGAAACTAAAGAGTCCATGACAATTGTGGCGCTCGTCAACGAAAGTCATTACGCTCACGGCATCACGATTCCCAAGGGAATGATTACTGCCGTAAGGAGAATTGGATGAGGGTAGGTTCGCTCTTCTCGGGGGGCGGTGGAGGCGATCTTGGGCTGCGCAACGCTGGACACGAAGTTGTGTTCGGTTGCGAAATTGATCCGAAGGCTCGTTCGGTTCTGCGATATCACCATCCCGATGTTCCGATCTATCACGACGTAAAGGAAGTTACTTATGACCGACTCGTTGCAGATGGGGTTGCCATTCCAGAACTCATCATGGGAGGAAGCCCCTGCCAAGACCTCTCAGTGGCTGGACGCCGTGGGGGACTGGATGGAGCGCGCTCTGGACTCTTCTGGGAACAATGCCGAATTGCTGATGAATGCTCTGCCGAGTGGGTTCTCTGGGAAAACGTCCCTGGCGCTTTCTCCAGCAACAAAGGAGCAGACTTCGCCGAAGTCCTTTTCGGACTCACCGGACACCGACCGACTGTTCCCGCTAGTGGATGGAAGTCTGGAGGAATCTGCATCGGACCAAAGCGAGCAGCAGTATGGCGAGTGCTTAACGCTCAGGCTTTCGGAGTCCCCCAGCGGCGCAGGCGAATCTTCGTTGTCGCAGGTCCTCGAACCTTGGGGAGAAAACTTGCAGGAGTTCTGTTTGAGTCAGAAAGCAGCGACAGGGATTCTTCGTCGCGCCGAAAAGAGGAACCGAAAGTTGCCCGCTCCACTCCGCGACGCTTTGGAACTTCTAGCGTCGGAGCAGCCACCGACATCGCCCAGTGCCTGACGACTAAGACCGGATCACGACTTGATCCCAATACCGAGTCATTTATTGTGGAACCACAGTGGATCGGATCGGTAGTTGAAGACGGCATTGCAGCACCGTTGCTTCATGGTGGCGGCGGTCCCCGTACAACAGACATTGACGGGGGGACTTGGGTGGTGTATTAATAGTGCATATCAGTAAATCGCTGATGCATGATGACCACCTAGGAAACCTATGAATACCTCTAAGCTCAAGGCAGTTCTTGCCGGAACCGCCATAACCGCTGTCGCACTCGCTGGGTGCGGAGCAGCCGAAACCAAAAGTTCCACCTCGGCTACTTCTGCCCCTACGACCAGCACCACTATTGCCAAGAAGCAAACGACTACGACCCTTGCTTCACAGGACATCCTCATTGAGGCTTACGTTTCAGTGATGAAGGATTACTTCCCCGGTACCTCTCGTTCAACTTTGATTGAACTGGGTCAAAACGCCTGCATGGTCATCAAGACCCAAGGTTCAGTTCTTGATGCAATGCTTGCAATCGCGAATGATCCCTCGTTCCGTGGGATGGAAGAAGCCGTTGGCTACACCTTTGGGACAGCCGTACCAGTGTTCTGCCCTCAGTATCAGGACGAAGTCGACGCAATTATCGCATCGTGATGGCAGATAGCCCTGACCTGAGTCCGAAGGCCGTATGGGAGAACCAACAGGCCCATATTTGGCTTACCAGTTATTCCAACGCCGTTGCTTGTGGCGGGGGGAAACCAGGTCAGGGTTATGTCGCCGTCCTTCAGGCGATACCATCCAGTGAGGAATACATGACTGAGTCAACAGATCCCATCGCTTTCAATTGGCAATCCGGTGGCGACTGTCGTCTAAACCCATCCACCGAAGGAACGGACGCTCTTACCGTGAGCCAACTTCCAGCGGTCTTTGTCCCCACCGCCTACACCGTCCATGGTGAGCATTCCAGTGCCATGACGAGCAACGGCGACGCTGACGTTGCATTCCCCACCGAGGTGGCTAGGACCATTGACACCACGGGGGGATTTGCGACCAATCAAGGAGGCACCGTTGTGCATGACGCTAGGCATACCGACCAAGGGGACGCTGCTCTTCCCTCGTCCGGTCCGCAAGACGGTGCTAGTTACACCGTAGGGGGAGAGAGAGAAACCTATAGGTGGGTAGTAAGGAAACTTACCCCACTTGAGTGTGAGCGTCTTATGGGATGGCCTGATGGCTACACAGCAGCAGGGATCACCGATGAGGGTGAAGAAATCACCATTGCCAAGACCACTAGGTACAAGATTTGTGGCAATGGAATCGTCGCACCAGTGACCGAGTGGATCGGATCACGGATCATGGAAGTGTGTAATGAAGAGTGATGCATCGTACTTTCGACTAAGTAGCCGATCATGAAAGAAACCGAGTGGTGGGAAGAAATCGCCACGGGGGACTTCACTGAGTTCACCGGTAGGTGGGTACGGCACCATGTGTGTGGCAATGAATGCGCCGCGACTATCTGGTGATATGCATTCATCAAGCATGCATAAAGGCCCTGACCGTGAATGGATGGAGCAGGCACGATGTGCAGGCATGACGCACAAGATGTTCCCAAGGGAGCATAAGGACATCACCTATATCCAAGAGGCACGGTTGATCTGCGCTGAATGCACAGTGGCCGAGGAATGCCTGACCTATGCGCTATCGTTCCCCTCGGGCGACATGCATGGGGTATGGGCAGGACTCACACCCCGACAGTTGGCCGCAGAACAACGGAAACGCAAGATCCGTCCCACCGTGCCAACCTTGGCGCAGATGTGGTCGGACCTAACCAGGGGGTAACCGTGGGCAAGCATTCCAAGTGCGATGATGTCATCGACTTCTGGATCTTCAAGTATGAGTCCGAGTGCGACACCGTGGAGGCTCTGGAAGCCGCCCTCCGGAACCGCAATGCTGTCATCGATGAACTCCGAGCTGAAGTGCAGCGGCTCAGCGCACAGGTGTCATACTAGCACGACTGATGCCTGCTTGATGCCTGCATGGCGATGGCTTGACACCGCCGTTGTGGTCTGCTACCGTCTTCTCCGTGACGGCACCGGCTCTGCTGGTGTCTGGGTCCGATGTGGTTGGGCTGGTTTGTCCCCCCTCACCAGCTCGACCGCATTGGCCCTTCATTTGCCCTGAGAGCGATTCGCAGTCTCAGGACAACCGAATACCGCAGAAGTCGCACCAGCGGCTCCCGCCGAAGTCTGAAGCCGAGCTTTGACCTTCGCAAGGCCAGGGCTTACCGCATGGCCCAATCGTTGTCTTTCCCTCTAGGTAATCTTTGATCACTAGTTCGGGAGTGACTACTGGGGCTATGGGAGCAGGGGCATTGAGTCCACCAACGAGGATGGATTTCAGCGCCGTCAGCACCCATGCGTTTACGCTCATGCCTTCCGCTTCGGCAGCCTGGGTCACGTCGTTCTTGAGTGAGCCAGGCAGCCGTACCGTCAGTTGTGCTGGGCGGTCCGGATCGTGCCGTACCACATGAGCGGGCATTGGCTCAGAGGTTACCGTTGGAGTCGCGCAAGACCAGCGAGGTGAGATACTCGGTAACCGTCAGGTCCGTTGCCTCTGCTTGGTCGATTAATAGATTTTTGATGTGTGCCTCAAGCCGGATCGTCAGGGTTGACGGTTGGTTGCCATTCGGTCGGCGAGGAGGTCGTCCTGGTTTTCCCATGAGTAGAAGTATAGCCGATATCCGTATTGACAGGCTAATCCCGTGGGGGTAATATCCGTATATGCTTAACTATGACCGTGAGGTTCCAGACCCACACGACGAATACATTCCCGAGCTTGAAACTTCAGAGCCACCGTTCGTGGCTGAACCGGAGTGGATTGCCGAGGAGCGGCTCGCTGCTTTCGAGTGGGCCGTCAAAAACAACTAGGAGCTAGCCCTCTACCTTTCTAGGGTGAAGGGGGTTCTGCGCCGCCAGGGATCATTGTTGCCTGGGTCACGGCGTTAAGGGTAAGCCGAGCGCTCATCCGTGTGGGGTGGCGAATCCGGTCCCAAGAACCCCCGCTCCTGGGTGAACAGCCCCGCTGTGGATAACTGCGCGCGCCTGTGGATAACTGGGGCGGGACTCCTCAGCCTTTGTAAGCACCAGGGAAGGCGTTGACCGGCTTGACTTGAACAAAGTTTGCCGGGTCTTCAAGCCATCCCGTTTTGTCGCGCAGGGTCTTACCGCACTTCATGCACGTTTCGGCCCAGGGATACCAGCGGCGAGACTCTGGGAGGTGCGGACAATCGAGGAGTTCCTTTGCCGCTTGGTCTGCTGCGGACCGAACGAACTCCGCCATTGACACGCCGGTCTTTGTCGCCGCATCCTTCCACCGTTGATGGCTCTCCGGGGAAGTCCGGATCAAGACCTGGTTGGATCCTTCACCTGGGGCTGCCCCGGTACTACGCCGTCGAGTCGGCTTCAGATCAGCCGCTACGGCTTCCATCGCTTCTTCAAGATTGTCTTCACTCATCAGAACACCTCATCTGGGGTAATTACTTCGTCAACGATTATTGCTTCCTCAATGTCGTCGCCAGGTGGCAACGCTGCGGGACTACCGCTGAGGAGAGCGTGGGTGGTTTCGGCTGGGAGTACGCCGGCCATTCCCATAAGTTCAATAAGCCGTCTGGCTTCGGTTTCTGGGTCAAACTCATCGACCGCCGCCGCATGGTCCGACACTTCTGCCAGCACGGCGCGCGCCGGGGTGGTTTCGGTATCACCGACAAAGTTGATGTTTACCGCTTCCATTCCCAGGAGCTTTGCCCGTCGATCCATAATCGACAGTGCTTGCTGTACCGCTTTGAGGTCTGGCTCAACCACAACTTCGGTACCGTCGTCCATTGTAACTTTTCTATGCTGCGTAAGTGGCCACACTGACTGCTGCAAAGAATCGAGCCGTTCAAGCTCCATCCGAAGAACTTCTGGATACGCCATAAGCGCTTCCTGGTTCTTCCGGTTTTCCGCATCTGGAAAATCCGTAGATCCCGTTCTGCCAGGAACTCCCTGGTAAGACCGTCACCGTTGCTCATGTCATTGAACTCCTGAAACTGATGACCTCAAAGGGCATGATCGTTCCCCGCTTCATACGAAGAGGAAAGTTTCGTTCGTCGCGAGGCTCGCGGAAACCTTTCCATTCGTATTCCTTTTCCATCGTTGTTGGATCCCGAGTAATGCCGAAGCCGAATTCGGGCCACCGCATCCAAACCGCTGAATCCGCTGGCCTCATATCTCTGCCGGTGAGAGCATTACCGAGTGGAGCGTGATGCTCCAGCCAGAGAGTGACACCGTAGTTAGCTCTAAGATAGTCGAAGTACGTACAGACTTCGGTGATAAGAGCCGTTGAGGATCTGTTGCCTGGGTCTACATAGGACTTATAGATAGGCCCAAGGACGAGGAGTTGTGCGTCGGTCTTTATGATCTGCCGCTCAAGTAGTTCTCGATCCTTTGGATTCAGGATGTTGATACCGTCGGGCTTCATGTAAAGATCCGCCTCACCAGGACGCTTACCATAGTTGATTTTGAGCGACTCGACAAGTTTCCGAGCTTGCCGTCGAATAATCCGTTCGGGGTTTTCAAGATCAACGAATAATGTTCGAACCGGTGGGATTTCCATGTAAGTGAACGGATGAACACCGGCACCGGCGCAAATTGCAACTTGGCGCGCGAGTGTCGTCTTACCGACACCTTCCGCCGCAACGATGACCACTCGCTCCTGCCGTTCGATCAAACCGTCGATCAACCAGTCGTAAGGGTCCGAGGCCGTTTCGTTAACGAAGTCACCCCAGTTAACCAATCGACCAGTTGCTACAGTCTGCGGGACTTCTTCGGTAATCGAGAGAATCTTCCTGGCTTCCGCCAATCTTTCTTCAAGAGTCCCAGGTGTATCGAGAAGATTTTGAAGATTTGTAAGAACTGGAACAAATGGATCTGGTTCTCGAACTTCATCCTCGACTAAGTCTGCAACACCGCCGCCGTCATTCAGAAGATCCGTTACGTCTTTGTGTGGATCAGGAGCGTGCTTAATCTTTACCGTGCAACCGACATTGACTAATTCGTTTGCAACATAATCAGCGTGAATCCGACCAGGTTCGTCATTATCAGCGATAATCGCAATGCGCGCGCCCTGGAGAGCTGCCGTGTGATTTGGTTTCCATTTTGAACCCTGACCGTTATCAGCTCCTTGCGGGTTGCAAGTTGCGACAAGACCGAGAGCCGTCAGCGAGTCGGCGTCCTTTTCACCTTCAACAATGAACACCGGTCGATCATTCGCTACCGCATCGAGTACCGCTGGCAAGTTGTAAAGCGGCTTTTCAGAAAGGTGCGTCGTTGAATACTTCCAACCGCTACCGTCCTTGACTCTTTGACGGAATTCTTTTTTACCGTCTGGCAAAGCGAACCGTAAGACCTGGAAAACCAGCTCACCGTCACCGTCGTAATAACTGTAGGTATTTGTAAGTTCTCCGTCCACAAACTCGCTTTTCTTTTCCTGGTGCGGATGCAAGTCCCGCACGGTTAATTCAACAGATTCACAAATTTCTTCGAGTGAGCAAGCGCTTCCGCCTCGATGACACTTTGCTAAGACTCGACCGTCGCGACCTTCAACGATGCTGAGTGATGGAGACTTGTCGTCATCTCGACACGGACATTGAGCAACCCAACCGTCACCGGAGCGCCGAACGCTATTCAGGCGATTCAGGAAGTTCTCTACCGTCGGTGAAGCGACCGTCATGACAAAACTTCCGGGGCGTCCTCAGGAAGGGCGTATCTTTGGAGTTCATCACGTTGAAGCACGCTCGACCAAGAGGAAACGAACGCGCGTTTCTCAGGCGTACCAGCCTCTCGCATCGCGATTCCGATGAGTTTGTCAATTTCTTCATCCCCGCTACTGGGAGGATCAACTCCCATTGACACCGCTTCCCACCGTTGAGCCGCTAAGAACCACGCGCGCTCGGCATCAGGAAGATTGGATAAGCCGGTAACTCTGTCAATCGTTACCCGTCGAATTTCACCGACTCGTGGCATCCACCGTATGTTCTCCAAGATCATTCCGTCGACCGTCTTTAAAACTTCAACATATTCAAGATCAGCCAGGTAACGCCACCAGGTTCGATAAAGCGCAACTTTTCCACCGTCAGGGCTTCCCCAGTTCGAGCAAGCAAGATCAACAATCGCCGTAAGTTCAGCCTTCTGCAAGGAACTTCTCCTGATCGGTGAGTTCCGTCGCGTAACTAGCGAACCGTTCAATGTGTTCAGCGTCCCTCAGAATGAGTTCTACTGAGTCGTACCGTTTACCGCTTGGGTTATCCCCCATGTGCCACGAGGATTTCGCACAGCCGTCAATGGCAAGACAGCAACCGTCTTCGCCGTACCACTCGACAGCTCGAGCAATGAGCTTGGCGCGCTTTTCTGTAAGAACTGGTCGCAAGCCCCGACCCGAGTCTCTGCACGTGGCAATCCAGTAATCGAAAACTCTTTGAACTTTGAGTTTCGTGAGTTCTTGCTCTGCGGTCATCTTCGCCTTTCTCGGTAGGTAGGTAATGGATCATAAGGTGCTATCGGAGTGATAGCAAGCGCGAATATCGCGGTAAGAGCTAAGTGGTATTCCGTTTACGAGGATTGAGTAGAAGAAACCGTAGAACTAATTCTTGGACTCTTGTCCTCGTATTGGGTTTGTCTACAAACAACAAGAGTCTAAATCTTTAGGTAAGTCCAAGACCCCCCTCCGTTGGTTCCCCCAAAAACACCGTCGATACTTACGACCGTGCGCGTTTAAGAGAACCTAGTGAAAGGAAGCGTTTTACTCTTTGAAGTTTGCCCTTGGCCAGGGGTCACCGTTATGTGTCGGTGGTTGGTCCGCGAAGATAGCAGGTCCTGAGCCAATCGCGCGCACTTTCAAAGAAAAAAATAAATGGCCCCCAGGGAGGCGGATCCCCGGGGGCCGTGAAGGAGCTTCAAGACTGAGCAAGAAAGGCGGAAACTAACTCAGCCGAGCTCCTTCAGAACAAAAGGATACACCGTTAGGTAATCCTTGTCAAATTTTGTGGTGCTGTCTCTCCATGCTGTCACGCCTCGCCTCCCGACGACACTTCCCGCGGCGTTCCGGTACTACAACCAGGGAAAGGAGTTCCCCTCCATCGGTGGAATCCTTATGCTAACGGATAGTCAAACCATCCACGCTCAACCATGATACCGATGGCTGAATAGCCGACGATGTCCATGTACGTGTCGCTGACTGCCTCGTTGGCAGGGTCAATGCCCTTCTCAAGAAGATTCTCAAGTCGAGCGACCTTGTCGTGAGTTCTTACGATGAGTCCGAACTGACCGAACCGGTTGATGTTCTCAGGACCGTAGTCAGTTTGTTTCTTGATGAGTAGTTGCGTTACGTCCGCAGAAGTTACGTCGTACTTATCTTTCAACACCGCTAAAGCAACCGAGCCAAGCACTTGCCAGCTCATAACAATTACGTCGGAATAGTTTTCAGTCTTTGGCTCGGTTTCCACCGTTGCCGCAACCGAACTATGCAACCGTCGCAAAAGTTTCACCGTTGCTTGGTCCGTGCCAAGAGCGACATCGGACTTACCGTCAATAAGATTTACAGCGACTTCCGCCGCTGCGTTCCAGGTCATGAAGCCTCTTTCTCAAAGAGGGCGTCAAGATCGGAGTCGGTCAACTCGTGAGCGTATTCAACGATCTTCTCGTCAACCGTGTCGATTACTTGTTGGAGTGTTGGCTCATCCATAAAGGTGATGATGTCAAACTCCCTGAATGACTCCAATGGTTCGTAAAGCGATCCAATGAAGATATTGATCGTCAGACTTCCGTTGTACCGGAACTCAATGACGCCTTCGTCACTTTCCTTGCGAATGACAATGCTTGTCATTTAAAACCTCTTTCCGTTGTTGGTTGAATTGTTAACCGAAGCATTCATCACAGAAGTCTTCGGGTTCCCAGCATTCACCGCAGAAGTTGCAGCAATAGCAACAAAACGGTCCTGCTGAGCTTACTGTGCCAAGCGTGTTCTCTAGGGCGTTTTCACGCCTTCGAGAGCCACGCCAGGCAAAGAATGCTGCCCAGCCGAGAAAGCCCATCAGCCGATCACCGTAGCGATGATGTGGGCGGTGATGGCGATGATGGCAATCACGGCAGGTAGCAGAGCTGGAAGAATCAGATCACTCTTCATAACAGTCCTCGCAGTAGTGAAAGACCGTGCTGTTGAGTTCAACGAGTTTGAGGTTTGAAGTCGGTAGATCCGATTCGTAACCTTCAATCGGGAAATCCGACCCGCAACCGTCGCACTCAAAGTGTGATTCCAAGTAATCGTCATACTCGGGATCAATGTAGGGTCCGTCGCATTTGCCACAGACGCAGTTGATGGTTTCCATTGTTTCGCCTTTCTTGCAGAGGCACTTCCCCTACAGGTAATAAACGCACGAAGTAGTGCAAAGTGTGCGGTCAGTCAATCCAGGTCACTTGTGGTTGCTGGATTCTCATCACGCCATCACTGACGATCTGTCGCCAATGAGCTCCATCCTCACCGCGCCATTCAAACCACGGTGCGCTCCCATCATCGGATGAAAGAACTGGAGCAAGAGCGGCGATGAAGACATCTTCTGAACCGGTCTTATTGTCGTAACCGAGGAATGAAATCCCACCGTTACCGTCATCCTCAAACTCAAATCCGAGTTGCTCCAAGATTGCTGCAACGTCTCGACAGGTTTCGGGATAGTTCCATTCCATCCACGAGAACCAAATGTCCTCGTGCGGACCTTCAATCTTCTGACGGTTCTCTAAGGTTCCGCAACCACCACGTTTGAGTTCGTTGTGGTTATTCAGCTCACAAAGAATCTTGTAAGCCTCGTCGAGCTTGTCCTTGCGGACGTATGCGTTGTTGCCTTCTAGAGTCACGTAATAACCCATGTTTGCTGCCTTTCTGTTGGGGCCAGGATGGCCGATTTGGTTGTTTGTATTGTACCCGACCACCGTTTAGTGGTCAAGTGCTAAGTAAACGCACGAAGGGGTCCAATGTGTGCTGTCTTGGACCCCTTTCGTGGTCAGTACATGTAGCGAACGATTTCGCGTGAGCGGAAGACGATTTCTTTCAACCGAGGATCGGTGTCCTCCGTCAGTTCAAACCGAGCGAGTTCGGCGACTAGCGCCTCGGCGTCGGATTGGTACTCGTCCTCATCGTCGTCCTCGTGATGCGATTCCCAAGGGCAGCGACCGGCTGGTACCGGAGTCACTGAGGTGGAAATTGAATCGTCCCAAGAACGACCACAGGTTCCGCAGGTGACCGCAGTCCCTATTCGTCTAGCGTCCGCTAGTTCTGCACCCTTGAGCGCAGTCACTTCGTAGGTCATATCGTTGCCTTTCTGTTGATGGCCGGCATTTCCGGCTTCAGTAGGTAAACGCACAAAGACCCCCAATGTGTGCTGTGGATAACTTCAGGAGCTGCGGACCTGGCCCCCGAGCAGCCCCGCTCGGAAAGTTTCGTTAGAGGAGGGCGGGACTGCTAGGCTCAACGCTCATGAATCTGTCTCCACACCAGGCGCGCTTCGAAAGAAATGCAGAACTTGTGAGAAAGCTCGTGGCCAAACGAGGGAACTGCAACATCCCTCTCGCCCTTGTGGTTGACGATGAAGGCGACGAGGTGAAGATCGGACGCTGGGTGGGCTACATGAAGACACAGCACAAGCAGAATCGATTGGACGCTTACAGGATCGCGACGCTTGAGGCCATTCCTGGCTGGAGCTGGGAGGGTAGGCGTTCGGGTCCTGAACCCAAGCAGGCTGAAAGGGACAGCGAAATTCGCAGCCTGAGGCGACAGGGGATCACGCTGGAGGCGATTGCGTACAACTACGGACTCTCCAAGCAGCGAGTTGCACAACTCTGCGATGGAATAAAGCCCTAGCGCGCGCCAAAGCCCACTGAAGGTTGATCTTCAGTGGGCTTTGACTGGTGGCAGCTCGAGGGTTAGGAGGCGGAAACCGCCCCGAGCGGCCTTCTCAACTCGCGCAGGTGGCGGGAACCCACGCGAGGAGAATGAGGGGAAGGACTCTCGCCCCTCCCCCGATCCTCATCGGCGCAACCAAGCATCGGTGCGAGCGATGTGGCCAATCGCACGTGGCTGAAGTTTTCCACCACGCTTGACCTTGACGAGAGCAGCAACTGCTTCCTCAGCGTCATTGACCATGTGAATCTTCTGCGTTGCGACGATCTTGCCACAATCTTCTGCCAAGTTGTCGTGGAAGGAGTCACGTGAGTCGGTGACCATTCCATCGCAGACCCAAATGATGGGTTCGTTCTTCTTGCGCTTCTTGACTGCGAACTCAAGCGCAGGGCCATCAACTCCATTGCCACCCTGACCGGGATGGATTCGATCGCAGACCTTTCCATCTTGAGCAAGAACCCAAGTGTTCGGAACGCCAGTGGAGTTCGGACGATGGCTGTAGCCGATCACGGTACAACCAGGAGCGGCTTCAAGAATTGACCAAAGGTCTTTCTCGTCCAAGTGCATTGAACCGGATTGGTCAATCAAGACCACGCCACCCTTGCCCTTGATCGCACGATCAAAGACGCGACGCTCGGGATCAACCAGCATCCGATTGATTCGGCGCGGGTTCCGACCGACGTTGGTGGCGACACGCTTGCGACCAAGTTGACCACTAACGCGTCGCGTGAGCGGAACTCGGTCAAGCAGTAGGGGAGCA